CAGCTGGAAAACCAAATGGCAGACCCAACTATGGAAAAGAATTCGATGACTTTTTAAATGGTATATGAATTACGCAGCACAAGTTTTAAGCGAAGCGAATGAAGTAACGAGGGCAATGGTTAAACACTACCTACAAAAACACGAATTAAGCCTTAACGCTTTTTCTAAGTTAGTAGAGATAAGACAACCTAACTTACATAAATTCATGAGCGGAAGTTGTTTATCCAGTAAATCAATTGAAAAGCTGGGAGAGTTTTTTAGTAAATAATTTGGCTCTGGTAAACCAACAGAAAGGCGGAACGTAAAAAATTCCGCTTTTTTTTATTTTTTTTGTTGTTATATTAAAAAATGTAATTATATTTGTTCAACAATTAACAATTAAAAACACGAATTATGAAAGATTTAACAAAACATTGCCAAGAATGTGATGGTTGGGGAACTATAACAATCGAACACAACGGGACAGAAATTCCCTATTTACAGGATATAGTTGATTATGAATGTATGTCATGTTCAGGAACTGGCGAGCAATTAGACTCTGATTTAATTGAAGAACGTATCGGAATAGTTGACGATATGATTCAAGGAATGCAAACACGAATGAGAATGTTAAGCGACTTTATTAAAACAGCAAACAAGGGTTACTTACCTAATTTAGCGCAGAAATACACGGATAGGTTAGAACTTTGTTCACGTGGTTTAGGTCGTTTGTTGAACTATAAAAGAAAATTGCATAACTTAGTCGGGTGAAATACTTAACGATACTTTTATTTCCTTTCATTATAGCCTTATTCTTTTTGGATAGGGCTGTTTTGCTTTTTATTTGGAGCGTTCCAAGTATTACGATTAAAAAGTGGTTGTTTAATGAGGTGGAAATGGGTAAAAGCATAGTTCGTGTTTTAGGTGGGTTGATCGTTGTTTTATTTTGTTTATTAATATTCTTACTTGCAGACTAATCAATTTTTAAATGACCTTTACGCAGACCATAAACACTGGATTAAAGTTGTACGCTCCTTTGGAGAGTATTATTTAGCTGAAGATATAGTTCAGGAAATGTATTTAAAGTTAGCAAAACACGAAAACAAAGAACGATTTTACCGTAATGGAACTATTTACAAGGGGTTTGTGTGGATTGTTTTAAGAAATATGTACTACGACTTTGAGAAATCTAAACAAAGGCTACAGAAAGTCGATATAACAGAGGCAATACAGTTAGTAGATGAAAGTAATACATACGAAAAGACGAACGCTCAAAAGCAATTAGAAGTAAAAATAAACGAAACAGTAAACAGTTGGCATTGGTACGACAAATTATTGTATGAACTTTACCGAGATACTGGAATGAGTACACGCCAAATACAAAAATGCACTGGAATTAGTTTCAAATCAGTATGGCAAACGTTAAAATACTGCAAGGATAGTTTAAAAATAGAAGTAGGAGAACATTATGAGGACTACAAAAATGAGGATTACGAATTAATAAAATAAAAACATGGCAAGAAAAAGACGAACAAAAGCTGAAATATTAGCAGCTGAAAGTAAAGGGTTAGGAGACACCGTTGAAAAGGTACTCGAAGTAACTGGAGTAGCAAAAGTAGCTAAATGGTTATTAGGTGAAGACTGCGGGTGCGATGAACGCAAAGCAAAGTTAAACGAGTTATTTCCGTACAGAAAGGCGAAGTGTTTAGAACAAGCTGAATATGATTGGTTAAAAGAATGGTTTGACAAAAAGGCGGAAGTAATAAAGCCAAGTGAACAAAAGACAATACTTGCAATTCATTCAAGAGTGTTTGGAGTACGCAACGAACCAACAAGCTGTGGATCGTGTATTTTAGAAAGAGTAAACCAATTAAAACAAGTTTATAACACATACGAAGATGCCGATTCCTAAACCAACAAGTAACGAAACAAAGTCGGAGTTCATTCAACGTTGCATGACCGATGACAAAATGGTAAGTGAGTTTGAAAACACGGACCAAAGATTAGCAGTTTGTTCAACAAGTTATGAAGATAACCTATCCAAAAACACGAACGAAAATTGAGCCTAACATTAACCAGCGATTACTATATTGTATTTATGAATCCAAATAAACATAAGTCAGATTGGAACGCGCTCAGGTTAATAATGGAAGTAACAGAAATAAACTACTGTGTTTTTATAGATTATAAAATTTACTCTTTAGAAATACACGCAGTAACAAAAGACGAATTTAACACATATCAATACAATTCTAATTAAATGTCAAGGCTAACTCAAGCAATAGCGTTTTTAAACATTAATTCAAGCGATTTAACGAACGATTGGATTAAAACTAACCTAACTGACATTACTGTTACTGAAAGTTTACGACAACTAAGGAAAACACGAATGAAAGAAAAGCGTTTAATTAATTTGGATAATAAAAAATAATGTTTTATATTTGCGTATCTAAGTTCAGGTTAGATGTTTTATTGGATTTCTTTAAATCACTATATGACCCTATCCGACCTGAACAGAAGATAGGGTTTTTTATTTACATAGCAGTTGTATAAGTTGAACTGCGTTACCAAAAACAACTCTCGACATAAACGCTTGTTAAAACAAATCCCGCAATGTTTTACGCTTAACAACGGGTACTGCATACCGAAAGGTTAAAATAACAAGTGAGCCAAAATGCCAAGTGTGAAAACACGAATAAATAAGAAGTGGTCGCAGAGGGAAGTGTTATGTTCGGGACCAACCTTGTATTTAAAGGTTTAAATGCTGAGTGATATATGCAGTATAAAAGCGAAGCTATAAAAAAAAGTATTAAATTAGCCAAAAACACGAATTAAAAAATGGCAAAAGTAGGAAGACCAAGAAACTTAGATAGCCCCGAACAACTATATGGACTATTTGAAAAGTATAAAGCCAACGTAAAGGCGAACCCAAGAATAAAATATGTATACGGTGGTAAAGACTTTGAAGAAAGAGCAGAGCCACTTGAATGCCCTTTAACAATGGAGGGATTTGAAATATTCTGCTGGGATGAAGTAGGATGTGTTGAGGACTATTTTAAGAACACCGATAAAAGATATTCAGAATATACTCCCATCTGTTCACGCATACGCAAAGAAATACGCCAAGACCAAATAACTGGCGGTATGGTAGGGCAGTACAATCCAAGTATTACACAGCGTTTAAACAACTTAAAAGAACAAGTAGAACAAACGAACATTGAACAACCTTTATTCAAATTAGATGCTGACGATAACCAATGAGTGCAATATGGAACTTATGAAACGGTATCCTGATAATTATTTTGATTTGGCAATAGTTGACCCGCCTTATGGTGCAGATTGTAATTTAAAAGGTGGTAGTTCCTCAAACGGTACAAACGGTTGGAATGGAACAATGAAAAAAGCAAATGAATGGAATAATAAACCAAGTAAAGAATATTTTAAAGAGTTGTTTAGAGTAAGTAAAAATCAAATTATTTGGGGTGGAAATTATTTTACAGAATTTTTAAAACCAAGTCAGGGTTGGATAATTTGGGATAAAGGACAAAGAGGTTTTAGTTTGGCTGATGGCGAAATGGCGTGGACTTCTTTCAACAAAGCAATGCGTATATTTGAATTTAGTAGAGCGGGTTGTATTAAAAGCAACAATACAATGACTGAAAAATTCCATCCTACTGCTAAGCCTTACGAACTTTATAAATATTGTTTAGACAAATACGCAAAACAAGGCGACAAAATACTTGACACTCACTTAGGAAGTGGGAGTATTGCAATAGCCTGTCACGATTATGGTTTTGACTTAACAGCTTGTGAACTTGATAAAGAGTATTTTGATAAAGCTATGCAAAGAATAAATAACCACACAGCACAAACTAAATTGTTTGTATGATAGTAACAACAGCGATTCGTAAAATAAACTCTTTAAAAAAACGGATTAAAATAATTCAAGGCGGAACAAGTGCTGGGAAAACATACGGAATACTTCCGATATTAATAACAAAGGCGGCTACATTTCCACGAACTGAAATAAGCATAGTTGCTGAAACAATACCACACTTGCGTAGAGGAGCGTTAAAAGACTTCTTACGCATTATGAAAGACACTGGGCGTTACTTTGATGAACGTTTTAATAAATCACTTTTAAGATACGAATTTGCAAATGGAAGTTTTATTGAATTTTTTAGTGCGGATGATAGCTCTAAGTTACGTGGTGCTCGGCGTGACATTCTTTATATTAACGAATGCAATAATGTTACCTTTGAGTCTTATAATGAACTTGCTATACGTACTAAAAAAGAAGTATTTTTAGACTTCAACCCAGCTAACGAATTTTGGGTACATACCGAACTAAAAGACGAACCCGACGCAGACTTTATAATCTTAACCTACAAGGACAATGAAGCTCTTGATAAGTCAATTATTGACCAAATAGAAAAGAATCGCGAGAAAGCCTCTACAAGCACGTACTGGGCTAATTGGTGGCGTGTGTATGGGTTAGGTGAAATTGGAATGCTTGAGGGCGTTATATTCAGCAACTGGAAACAAATTGATAAAGTCCCAAGCGATGCGAGATTGATAGGAATTGGACTTGAC